AAATGGAGCTTGGCGTACAACCTGTTCTGTTACGGTAGCCATTATGCCATCCCTCTTTCAAAACGGTTCATCATATCATACATCCTTGCGGCCCCCACGTCTCTATCGCCGTTTCCAGCGTTTCGTACAGCTTTGGCTGTCATTACAAACTCACCATCCGAAAGCATTGCTGGGATACTGTCAGAGGTTCCTGTTCCAGGTCCCATGACTTCACCTCCAGCGGCTTGATTTAAAACCTGCATTCTGGGGGCGCCAAGTGTACCTGGTGTTATGCCTTGTAACGGATTAGCACCGTAAGAAGATTGCAGGGCAGGCGCAGAATAAGCGGGTTCCCCATACCAGATAAGTTTCAACCTACGAGCTTCGTCAGAGTTTTTATCAGGTATTTTTTGCCATTGATCATACGCCACTCTTTGTGGGTTATTAGCACCTAATTGCGACAGTTGATCCGCTCTAGATTCTTCTTCTGGGCTTAAAAAATAAGCCGCTCCAGCTAAACCAAGAGGTAAGGCCGCTTTGTCAGCAATTTTCGCAACAACTTCGGCACCTTTTTTACCTAAAAGCCCTTCCAAACCTTTGCCTGAAGATTCTGTTGGCGCTAAGAAAGATCCAAGTTTTTGATCAAAAGTTGGGGGAATTGGATCGAAGTTCTTGCCTGGAAGACCTCTCGCACGTCCACTTATCACATAATCCTCTAAAGCTGCACCTCTTAAATTTGTGGCTTCTCGTGCTGCATCCATTTCAAGATTAAATTGTTCAGGAGTTCCTTGATAGGAAGGCTTAACAGTAGCTGCTCCAGCTTGAGCGGTTGCTCCACCAATAGCAGCTTGAGGGTCATATTCTGGGAATATTTTATCCATGATCCCCGTGCCACCACCAAAAGGTGCGTTAGCAAAACTTGGATTAGTCTGTGATAAACCGCTAAAGGCAATAGGTATTGGTCCTCGAGGACCAAAGACCCCTTGTGCTAGGGGATTGGCCGCGCCAGAAGAGAATAGATTACTTGCCGCAGAGAAAGGTTGTGTAAGACCTTTTGTAAGACCACCAGCGAAGGTCCCTGTAGAACTCAATCCACCCATGATCCCTCGACCAAGGGCTCCCGCACCGTAACTAAGAGCCATGGACTTTAGGGCATCCCCCCAAGAACCGCCTGTTAGCTTGCTGGTTAGTCCTGACGCCAATATGCCACCAATACCCGGTGCAATTAGGTTACCTATAATAGGGGCCGCAATAGGTAGAACTTTCTTAGCGACTTTCTTGATAGCCTTAAATATCTTCTTGAAGAAAAACTCTGGCTGACCTGTTATAGGGTTGATGGAGTTTAATTCACTGCCCACCACATAACGATTGGGATTCTCAATACCCATCATCTGCATCTGTTTAAACAGATTGTCTTTGAGACCCGGGTTGGCGTCTAAGATCTCTTTAGGTACAACGGTCTCGCCTTCTGCAGCATGGACCATGTAGTTGTCGCCGTAACGACCAAGAGTGGCTAGACCACTTGCTAAAGCTTGTGCGGTGGGTTCACCGGAAAGTTTAGGGGACGTGTCTGTCATCATCGTCACGAAATCTCCAAGACGCTGGCGAAGGCATTAATCTTCGAAGCTGTGTCACAGTTTAGTTTCAGCGTATCACCGGACTCCAAAACAAAAGGTCCGGAGAGAGACGTGTCCGCGTCAGTTCCGATACTAGCTTTCTCTAGTATAATAGTCGCAGATGCAGAACTGTCGGTTATCTTTGGAAGCACTACTATAGTACCAGAATGGCTATTATAAAGGTTTAAATTCTTTATTAAGGCCGTTGTAGCCGTAGGACAGGTGTAAATTGTGACATCCCCCGTCGAACCAACCACAGTTGCTACGTTTTTGTATGCAGTAGCCATTATTCCATAAACCAAGTTAGACTATTGTTGTCATCTTCACTGGTGATTTTAGAGGGAAACTCTATCTTTGTTAGAGCCAACTCCAGATCACGCAATATCCTTACAAAAGTACTTTCATCATACTCTAATGGGGCCAAAGGCATGGACTGTTCAAGAAGCTTTACCATCAACGCCTACCATCAGGACGAATGTTCAAGCGTAAATCGCCCAATGTCCATGTTATATCTGTCACGTCACTCTCAATTCTAAGAGATGCCTGCCTTGATCGACTACGCAAAAACGCTTGCTGTGTGGTTGCTTTGACGGCACTGGTAGAATTAGTAGAAAGGCTGTCTCCAGGGAAGTCTCTTGTTTTTAATATGTAATTTACAGAAGCATCAGCATCAACGCCTGTTATGTCTATGTCCGGTATGAGACGGTCTATGAACATAAACTGTTCGCCGTCTCCCAGATCAAAGTCGGAAGACTCAATAAACGAAGTCATTGCGGCACCATCATTGTTATTGCCCCTTTCATGGACATAAACAAAGTTAGTGCCACTTGAATCCTGTCCACAAGCTCTTGGGTTATCGTGTAAGCCATAATCTACCCAAGCAGTCCGTGATAAAGTTCCCAAATCCCAAGTGTTTTCGGTAAAGTTAAATTTAACGTAACGATCTATTTCTGAGGAACTAGCACTGGGGTAAAACCAGAAAACCTCATCAAACATTTTATTAGATGCTGCAAAACATTTGAAGTTCTGCTCAAGATTTATGTCATCAAATACATATCGTAACAGAGTGCAAGGAATCGTTTGGACACTACCTGTGTAGGCGTAAAAGTTTTCACGGTCTATCCAAAACACCTTGTCGCCAACCGTTGTGGCCGCGTTTGGCCCCAATATGGATACGTTGTTAGCCACCATGTTCAGAGCAAAAGTATTGTCCCCACCAATATGAGTTAGTGAATGCAAAGACGTATCCGTCCAAATCAGGACTTCTTGACGAGTTTTCTGTGCTGTTATGATTTCAGATCCTGACGAAACGTGTAGATCACCAGCATTTCCTGTAACCGTAGGCGTCCAATCAAAAATATTGTCATCAACAGTGTTAGACCACCGGACAAGCAACATATCCTGATCGGTTCCCCCCAAAGGATTGCAGGCGAAACAAAGAACATGTTGTTTTGGACCCACCATTATTCTTCGGGTTATCGTGGGTGCGTCTGATGCGCTGGCTTGTGAAGCAAGACTTGAAGCACGGTTACCCAGACCCAATGTTTTATCCCAATAATAAGGCGTGCCGTCAAAGGCATTAAATAACAAATCTTCTTCGTAGTTATCTTGAGCCCACAAACGAATGTTAGAACCAACTTCTGCCGAAGTAGATGACTCGTCACCCCATCCCACGTAATCGTTTGCTTCTTTGACAGCAATGCCATCACTGTGAGCAACGGCAGTCGTACCTCGAGCGCCTCTGACAACGCCGGCATTTATGGTATGGGTTGACTTTCCGGTGTATTGAATAAGTTCCTCCTCAATCAATATAAGACCAACAAAGGTCACCGAATCACCGCTAGTGGAGGACGCTGCAGTGGTGCCGTCATCACCCCTGATTATGTCACCAAACACATTGTTAGAGTTACTGCCGTAACGAATGTTTTCGCTTCCTATTTTGATGGTTCCCTTGCTGGGGAAACCAGAAGAGTCCGCAACAGCTATCGTAGTGTCTGAGGCAGATCGATTAGATGAGGTTGTTGTACTAGCCGTTTCAAAGTCTGAGGCACTCGTAAGAGTAAAAGACGTGTCCGAATCACTGATACCACCAGAGTCGTTCAAAGTGGTTTGAGAGTATCCTGTGGTTAAGCCACCCCAGAGACCGGCGCCCCAACCATTGCCGGCCACAACCGTGCCAAGACCCGTGTTTATTTGATAAATAACCACAACAGACGAACCACCGCCAGAAGTGCTACCTGAAGAAGCTGACCCAGTTGTGGGTATAGTGTAGGAATTAGAATCAATGAGAGTAATCTGATGTTCTGTGTTTATAAGAGCAGCGGCTATGCCATCCGTTGTGGTAGCACCGCTAAAGGTTACGAAGTCACCATCGACAGCTCCGTGAGACGGGGCCGTGACAGTAATTACACCGCTACCAGCAGAACCTGTTTTAAGTGGATTTGACCCTAGTGTGGTTGTCGTCCGGATAGGAGTTACATCATTGTAACCGCCGCCCTCTTCAATATAGAACTTGGACTCAGTGCCAAGACCCATAAATTTGTTTCCGGTAAAAGACGACCAAACATGAAGAGAACGCCCCACACCTTGAATTAAATTACTGCTAAGACGTACCCAGCCGCCCATCTTTTCAGGACGACCTTTACGAAACCTAATTAAATCAGAGTTAAACCACCCGTTCTCGGACGCATAACGAGTGGTTTCTCTGTTAACTCCAGGCCTAAAATTTATTTTACTTAGGGGCATTTACTCACCCATCACAGGCCAATCATGTATTGGTGCGTTGCCCGTTATCTCCACCGTAGTTTCTTCATATGTAGAGCCATCACCATTAGTCATTGTTTTAGTAGTCGTTTTAGTGGGTGCATCAAACAATGCTTTGAATGTTGCAAACTTAGTAGCTACCTCAGTTTCATGGTCCGAAATAATTTTCTTTTCAGCATTCGTAGGGTCTGTTTTTTCTTTTGCCGCATCATACCCTGAAGGTATAGCCGTATCAGTTATATCTGTTATAGCCTTTTCAATAGCTGCACATTTAGCAATAACCGCCGCACGATAAGTTGCTACATCAGAATCAATAGCACGATCACGTTCTGCTTTAGCAACTACCTGCCAGTCTGTAGGAGCCAAGAGGCTGTTGGCTGTTTCTTTTGTCTTAACAAGCCACTGTGATTTAAGACCCTTAGTTATAAATTCTTTACCATCAATTGTTTCTGTAACATCGTCAATGTTTTTAGCTGTAGAAGTCCAAGAACCGTCTAAAGCTGGTCCACTTACCGAGTAAAGCATACCGTCAGGTTTTTCTTGTATGCCCACTTCCTTAATACCGTAAGCTGTTTTTTCGTCAGTTGACCACGCCGTTGCCCAGTTGCTTGGGTGCGTAAGACCGTTATCATCTTTCCAAGATTTACCCGGTTGCAAAACCGTTTTGTTGTTTAAAACAAACATCTTTATCTCCTATCGTGCCGTAACTGGCGTTGTTCCTGCGAATGGGTTTTCTGCCCAAGCCATATAAATGAAGGTCTCATTATTAGCATTATATCTAGCCAAAGTGCCGCCTCTAACTTTTACACCATTGCTTAGAAAATCCATTGCAGCTTCCCCAGTATCTTGGCCGTTCGCAAGACTCCACCACATTGTGCCATTAGCAACATTAAATTTATTACGAGAAGAATCCATTACTACCCAGTGACCGTTGGTAGCTACGTCAGCATTTTTCAAAGCAAAGAGCGCTGGACGAAAACCTAAATTAATAAATGGTCCATCCCCAGTAGTACCAGTTGTTCCGTTTCCTTCAAAAATTCCAAACTTGCTATACCCTGGAATAGCTCTCCAAGCGTAGAAAACAAAATTGCGACCATGAAAATAGGCATCATCATTTATCGTAAAGGTATCTGAGGCAACAGCATTAACACGAGCCGCACCAGTGCTATTTATAGTAGTAGAGTTTAAATTCATTCGAGTGGTGTTGCCTGAAGTTGAATTAACCCCACTATGCCACACAGTCCAATCATTTCCTTCTGAGGAACTAGCCAATGGTTTTAAAAATATTAAATCCCCTACTCCTCCCAACCCGTGAGCAACAACACCTGTTCCTGAACTTTGAGCAGTAAACTTACCAATTGAAAAACCAGCAGTTGTGTTTGCTGACACTGAAAGGGAAGAGATGCCGCTAGAACCAGACGGAACTGCTGTGCCGTTAGCACCAAGCCACTGCCATGCAACGTACTCTCGGCTAGCTGTGTTTGACTCAAGTGCGGTGTCAGCGGCACTAAAGTTAAATCCATTGGCATCAAAACCACTAAAGGATGATTCACTAGCTTCAGCATTTGCTTCGCTTGACAGCAAATATTCACCGCTGGTACGCACCGCATCAAGAATGCCGGGGGCTCCAGAACCATCCGTCCGTTTTATCCAAACCATGTCGGGCTGGAACGTCGCGGTACCCGTTCGCATACTACTGGCTCCAGACTGCTCAACTGAATTTGCTCCATTTACTCCGTCATAAGTGGTTGCCTGGAAATAAGCAGAGCCGTTTTGAATGGCTGGTGCATTAGTTGCAAACAGATTTTCAGCATTTATATCTTTCATATCAGTTGGTTTTGCATGAGTATAACCAAGCGCACCAAACTCAACCTGAACAGTGCCAGCCGATGCGTGAGCGTGTTGGAACATTGGAACGACGAATCCGGTAAGGTTTGAAAACGCCTCCCCAGCATTCGCAAATGACCCATCGCTGGAATCGTACCAAGTGTTGTTTTTACCGAAGTATATTTTCCCAGCCTTTACCGCAATTTGAAAATAGTCGTTTAATGAGCCACCACCATTGCTCTGTGAATCCCACGTTGCATTAGCAATTGTTGATGTGTTTGTGACGTTACCGTTTCCGCAACTTAAAAACCATGACCCAGCATTTGTTAGATCATTACGGGGTTGTTGATTAGCATGGTCAACAGTCGCTACTCCAACAGCGAAAGCTCCGATTGTACTACTAGTTGTTGTTGGTCGAATTATAAAATAATATCCATTTGAATCTGATGAATCAAAAGCCACAGAACCAATTGGTTGATCTCCATCATTACCAGCCGTCGCTATTGTAAGATTGCCATTTGACGCGGTTCCTGAATCTGGGTATAGCGGCGTCATCACCGCATAGTTAGCTGTCGGGCTGTCAGTGGTCTGTGTGGGTGAGTTTACTGCTGTAAAATGACTGCCAGTCATATAGACATAATGCCCCACCCCTCGACCAGAGAAGTAACCCTGACCGCCTTGGTACAGACCTAACGCTGGACCAACACCAGATACATCATGTTGCCACCCCCAAGTCCCTGTGTCTCCACGTAGTACAATCCAATAAGTTGTTCCTGCTGTTACTGATGGTGGTGTGGAAAAAGTCGCTGTTTTAAGGCCCGCACCAGAACTTGTAATTCCGCTTACACTGCCATTCGGCACCAGCGTTCCAGAAGGTGCATTGCCACTACCACCATCTGTTTCAAGACGAACTGTTACACCAGAAAATCCTGTGGATGATGCGCGTAATTCAATTTTTGCAACAGTGCCTGTAGCAATAGGTACAAATTTCATACCAGTGGCTGGATCAGCGCCAGCGTCACCATTGTTAATTTCACTGCCAGCACTGTAAGTGTTCTGTTGAACTACTGTGGTGCTTGCGCTTCCACTGGAATCTTGTCCAAGGCCAGCGGAGACTGTAAACGGTAGGTAAAACCCGTTCATACCCACACCGCTTACACCATCAAAACTAATACTGTTAAAGTCTAAAGAATTAGACCCTGTGTTTCTGTGACCTGCAATAAAACCAACAGGACCGGAAAAGGTTTGTGAAAATGAATGAACATCAACGCCGTCATCAGTAATTTTAATTGTAGACCCTGATCGTTCGATTGTGACAACTGACCCTGCTGCTATAGTTTTTGATGCTGCAACCGTGGAACTACCGTAATTGACATCAGTTTGACCTTCATCGTACCAGAAAGAATTAGTCATTCCATCAAGAACGCCATCGTCTGTAGAGGCGTTAAAAGTGCCTATTTCTGTGTAATCAAATACTCCAAATAAGGCATCGTTTAATGCTGCCGCTGTAAACGTAACTTTAAAATCACCCTCTAACATTCGAGCGTATAAAGCACTTGTTCCACCCGCCCCGCTTTTATCAAGCGTCCCAGTACCTGCACTCATAGTGCTGCCTAGTGTCCAAGTTGTAGCGGTAGGTACGACTGAATTAGAAGCATCAAAAAGACCGCTAGAACTAACATCTATAGGACGCCATACACCGTTGTCATCTGTTTCACCAAAACTTGTAGGCGCTAGTTGTTGTCCATTAATATAAATGTATTCAGCTAAATATCCGTCATAGTATTGAGCAGAGTTTGTTGGATGTTTGCCAATAACCATAGCACTGGTGCCGCCAATGTCCGGCTCAACATTTTGACTGCCAGTGGTATGTTTAGTAAAACTAGTTATCTCATCTCCATTTATGTACAAACGTAAACGATTATCTGCTGTTGCATTAGGCGAGTCGAAAGCTACAACAATATGATACCAAGCGTGAGGGTCACGAAATTGTGCTGTAGTTTCCCAGTACCAAACAGGACTAACACCAGTAAGATAAATATTAATTAAAGCACTTGTTGATGAGTTTTCGTTAATAGAAATATATGCTTCATCTTGACCATAAAATATTTGTCTACCAGTTACACTGCCAAACTTATACCAAAATGAAAATGTCCATGTGCGTTGATTTCCAGCAGAAACAGGAGTGCGAGTTAAATACTCTGAATCATCGTCATTAAACATGGCGCTGTTATCTACGTCGTAGGCATCAGCGCCAGCGTTTGCAAACCATTGTGAACCAAATAATGCCATTAGCTGAATGCCAGTTGTGGTGCGCCAAGTTGAATAGAGTCAGCCGCTTTTACAAAATACGGAACTATATCCACCGCTGACGCTGTGCTACTCAAAGTAATCCCTCCACCAGCAGGGGTTTCATAATTATCGCCGGGGCTTATAGTTCTGCTGCCTGTTCCATCTTGTATGAAGACTATAACTCCTGATTGCCCAACATTTTCTGTGGTTGGATTCGATAAAGTTATGCTGCTACCAGAAGAAGGAGCTAAAGTCAGAATAAAATTCTGATAAGTTTGGAAATCTAAAGTTGTGGCTCCTGTTAATGTTGCCGTTTGTGTAGATCCGATTGCAGCATGACTGAAATGTGTTAGCTGGTTCTCATCAATCGAAAAAGCAATGTTGCTTCCGACAGTTGAGCCTTGTCCAAAAACAAGGTCATCTGCGGAGTCGTCTATACCAATGTAAAAATCTTGAGCATTACCGTCATAAACTAATTTCGTGTCTTCAGCCGTACCGTCACCTATCGTCACGGCGGCGGCTGGAAAGACCACTGCTTGGTTTTCATCTATAGAAACAGCCGGGGTTGTACCAACAGTTGACCCTAACCCAATGACAAGGTCATCAGCACTATCATCAAGTCCAATATAGTAGTCTTGAGCATTACCGTCGAAAACTAGTTTAGTATCAGCCGCCGCGCCATCGCCAATTGTCACGGAATCATCATCAAGGGTTAAAATGCCGTTTGTACCCACAGTAGAACCAGTTCCGACAACAAGTTTGTCAGCCGAGTCATCCAGCCCAACGTAGAAATCTTTGGCGTTGCCGTCATAAACCAGCTTGGTGTCCTCTGCGGTTCCATCACCAATTGTCACGGCAGCAGCCGGAAAAACAACCGCTTGGTTTTCATCTATAGAAACAGCGGGAGTGGTGCCAACAGCAGAGCCCAGACCAATAACAAGGTCATCCGCTGAATCATCTAAGCCAATGTAATAATCTTGAGCGTTGCCATCAAAAACGATTTTTGTATCTTCAGCCGTGCCGTCACCGATTTGAATAGAGTCCGATATTTGAAGATTTGCTAAAGCATCAACAACAGCAGCACCTGAACCTGCTCCGTCCATGTAAACAATGGCCGATTTACCGTTTGCTATAGTTATATTTGCACCGGAACCTTGAGACACAATTACCGAATAAGGGCCACTGGACCCTGAGTCGGTGGTTGCGTTTATCATAATAAAGTATGCGGCGGTAGTGTTAGGAGCAACCGTTACAGTGTTATTAGCACCAAGAGCCCCCGTAAACCTAATCACACGATACATACCGTCTTGCAGGTTCTCTGTGCCTGATCCAGGTGAAGCCTCTCGAACCGTTAGCGTATGCGTAGATCCTGAAAGGGCTACCGCTTTAAATGAGGCAATCCGGTCAAGAATATCAAGGTTGTGGTTGGTTGTAGTACCCCACGCTCCGGACTGTTCCCCAGATCCTATCTTCTCTATGCCAAAACTTGTTGTATATGATGATGCCATGATCTTGTTCCTATGCCGCTATCTTAACCCAATTTGGTGTCTGTGATTCATCAATAGAACTCCAAACTAAGGCGTTGTTAGCTTTTCCTTCTGCCGAAACTCCAGTTACCGTGAAAGAGAAATTAATTTGTGTGCTTCCTATTGCGCTGGCCGCTGATACCCCACTTGGTGTAACTAATGCTTTTCCAGTTGTAGTGGGAGATCCTATTGCGCTGGCCGCTGATACTCCCGTAACACTTACAGTAACAGGAAAAGTTACGGTAACCGAACCAATCGCACTAGCCGCTGATACTCCCGTAACCGAAACTGTTTTAGGAATACTCGCAACAGCAGTGCCTATCTGACTGGCGGCAGAAACACCTGTGATTGCAAGAGGGACCGGACTATTCCAAGTCCCCTCGTTCCAAGTGCCTCTGTTCCAACCAGTAAGAGATGCCATTAAGAAATCCTGATCACCGCGTTGTTTTGATCATTTGCAGGGTATTGAATTGTAAAATCACCTGCGCTTGAAGATTTATCGCCTCCAAAATTAATTACCGCTACTGCGGGGTCCGCAGCATGGTTTGTGGTAGATCCAGTTCCAGCCGTGGAAAGAGTTGAGTTGTATATCAAAGCCCCCCTTGCGCTAGAAATAGTTGATGAAGAAAAAGTAGTATCTGCAAAATCAACAAAAGCTGTTGGAACTGAACTACTATTGTCCGCAAGCCCAATGGTCACGCTGCTAAGAGCGGCCCCTCCAGCGGAGTAGTTTGTGCCAGAAACCTCATTACTGGTTGTGTATCCAGTAGTGTCCGCTGAAATGGACGAGCTATTGGTAAACATAGCAACCTTAAAGGTGTCCGCTGAAATAGCACTAGATCCCGTTCTAGTATGCGCGGTCAAACGGTGAATACCAGCAAGTATTTCTCTTTTAAAAGTACCGCACATTGCGGAAGTACCAACGGCCATTATAATCTCCTTATAATCTCAGCCATGTCCTCATGGCCTTGTTGCCTCATAAGAGCCCAAATAGTAGTCCTCTCACTTTGAGCCATTCTATTCATATAGAAAATCAATATTTCCTTCAACTTATCTCTATGTGCTATCGCTTGATCCCGTATAACTGGGGGAGCATCTTTGGATACCACCATAATCTTGTTCATAGCCATCTCAGCCATTTCTTCTGGCGAATGACCTCTGTTGTTACTCGTAAATACAAAAGGATCAGGTATCTCCGTCATTACGCAACGTCTCTCCTAACCCTGTCATACCTATATTGATCTCTGGTCTGGAGGCCTTCACCAAGATTTTTCAACCACTGGAGCGACTCTTGAAATCTTGCATTATAAAGTTGAAGGATGTCAGCTTCGCCTTTCATAAAAGTATAAGCCTCAACCAAACTACCATACAAGAGAGCCAGTTCTGCGTTGTCCCCTAAATAACTTGTGCCATCACTACTAGCAGTTATAGACGTAGGTCTATAAAAATAGTGTAACTCCATGGTGTAGTCTGAGTCAGGAGTTGGAGCCAACAAAAAACTGTTATTATCCCAATCAGCATAGAATCGAGGAGTTCCTGTAGTGGCAGGGTTAGGGGTAAAATCCTGTAGGGCCGTAACGTTTTTGTACAAAAGGAATTCTTTGCTGGATGAATTAATCACACTCAAAGAATTTTGGGACAAGAAATCTGTCGGCTTGGACAAATATTGATTGCCAGAGGTAGCAGAACCTTGCGCTGCTTTACGAAAAACATCCAACTGAGTTTCTTTTAGAATACGCTCTTCTGCGTTTATGATGAATCGAGACAACTGACTAACAAACGTGGATTCAGTGTTTTGTGTGTAATCCTGTATAGCTGTCTTCAAAGTTGTAAAAGTATACGCCATATCATGCACTCACTGTTACGGGACCGACAGAAGAAAACCCACCGCCACCCCGGGTGTTTCCAGTGGTGGCTGTTCCGCTTCCAGAGGTAAAAGTATAGCTGTCATCAGTTACCTTTGTAATAGAAAAGCCTGAAGAATTTTCTATAGCCGCTTCTGTAAAACCATCAAAAGCCTCTACTTTTCTGAACCGCACGGTATCTCCTGTGCTACGACCATGATTTACTTCTGTGACTGTTATTACCGCTGAACCACTGGATCCAGACTTAAACGAATTAAAAGGTAATAGAACCTCCGGAGCAGGTTCTGTCCTAGCAGATCGACTTAATTTCAAAGCTTGAGGATCAGCCAAAACCTTTCTGGGTTCCAGTTGTGGTTGCTTGGATTCGTACTCGTCTTTACCAACTAAACTACCGTTCCACTCCAGCAGCATACTGTTTAGTTTGTACGCCCTACCAGATCTATCTGAGATACCTAAAGCGTATTTTCCAGAAGCGTATCGAGCCATGCTACAAACTCAACGAAGAATAACTAGGAACCAACCGTAAAGCGGTCCTTTCTCCGTCCTCTGACGCAGCTCTTTGAAACTCTTCCTCGTAGATATCTTTCAAAAGACCGATTCTTTGAGGCGCCTTTTTAACAGCTATGTAATAAGCCAAACCAGCAACCAAGCAAGGTAAGAACCTAAACGGTAAATCAGCGGTGTTAACACCTGCATCCGCATCCTGAATGCGTCTGATCCTGTAGTAAATCAATTCGTCCGTTGAGTTTTCAGGAGAGGGCCAGAGCGTAACGGTGGGTGTTATCTGACGGTCCACATAAAACTGAGAAGGCCTTGCTTGGCTGGTTTTTTCAGGCGTACTAAGATAGTCACCTCGATTTATCCGGGTAATCGATATATCTGTGCCACTTCTTCGTATGACGGCCTCAAGCATGTCTACGGTAGACTGAACATCCACTAAGCTTGGATTAGAACTAATCGTGGTCGTTGCGGAACTACTAGACCCAGTTATGTTCTCCCCCGCTGTGAAATCCCCGGATGGCACTGTTATTCTAATTGTTGTGGAACTAGGCTTACTAATCACAGACGCTGTAACACCACTCGTAGCACCTGTGATAGTCTCTCCCACACTTAAATTAGTTGAAGCACCTACGGTAGCCGTTATGTATCCTATCGGATAGGTGGCCACAGATGACGAGGCAGACAGACGGGCCAAAGGTTGAGTAATCTGTTCTACCGTCCACAGATTTAACCCTCTGTTGGCCCATTCTGCGAACAAGAGATTTAGAGACCGCCTAGAGGTAGCCGCATCATAACCTGTTCTAAACTCTAGGCCACACCTCTCAAAAGCCTCTTCTGTAACTTCGGCCATGTCTAAGTTAAAATCAACCGAACCAGAAGTCGCCATGATTAATTCCTATCCAAAAAGAGCCAATCGAACACCAATAACAATCTGACCCAATACTAAAAAACCAACGCCCCAAAGAATCTTAGTAATTAAATCTAAGGATTTTTGAACATGGAATAAGTCATTTGTTTTTATAGTGTCTATTCTCTCCGAAAGAAGTTTTAAATCCCCTTGAATCTTGACGAGTTCCAGCTCGTTCTTCCTGTCAAGATCCTCGGACATTTTCTTAGTACTGCTTCAAGCAATGCAAAACGATGGAGTAAGTATCCCCACTGGAGTGACCAACAGTGGTCAACTGGATATCTCCAGTGTTGCCGCCAGATGCCGCTACATTCGGAAGACCGCTCATATCTGAGTAGTCCAACGTGTCTGAATAATCCGCTGGAAGTTCAGCCGCTATCACATCAGTAGTCGCATCCCAAAGAAGTTTTACACCCATCCCAACATTGGTGAAGGTAATTCTTTTTACACGAACACCTGTGCAAGCCGTTCCGTCTTGCAAAGAAGAAAGTTCCGAAACATCTACTTTGGTGACAGCGGACTCTCCCGTGCCATCACTGGTGTTGGTAAGATAGAAAATGGCTTCTTTTGGACCATCTTCTACGGTGGTAGCCGTTACTGCATCAGCCATTGTTGTCTCCTTTTAAAAGAACGGGGGTCTCCCCCCATCCTAGTTTACGCAACCTGAACGTACTCAATGATAAACGTAAAGGAGCCTGCGGTTGTAGCATCTACCGTGTTTGTAATGTTACAGTAAATTGTTCTTTCTGCTGAAGTATATTGAACAGAAGCCGGGGCCGTAGTTGCATCCTGAGTTTGAAGAACCAAAGACGTAGTGGTTACGTTACCCACAACAACCGTGGTGCCACCATCTAGGATTTCGTCGGTCTGGGCTGCAACAATCTGAGCCCCAGAACTAGAAGTTCCAACTTCGTAGCCAATATCACCCGTTCCAATAACAGGAGATGTAACACAAAAGATTTTAATATCAGTGATAATGGTGTTTGCAGGTTGCGTGAATTCACCAATATTGTCGCTATCACCAGCCGTGGTGTTAACGGTAACGCCGGTAGCAAAACCAACGTGCTTGACGTACTTGTCAGTAACAATACCAGTTGAGGCAACATCAAAAACGTTTGTTTCTGCACCTGTCGTGGCATTAACATTAATTACTTCAAAACCGTTTTCTGAACGGACGGGACCGTTAAAAGTGGTGTTACCCATCTAAATAACTCCTTACGAGAGATTGGCCCTAGAGTCTTCGTAAGCGTCTGCTGGGACAGTCGCTAGGGCTATGATTCCCAGAAAGTATGGGGGAGGTTGCCCTCCCCCATGTTTTTACGCGCCTTTAGATCCGTACACGCAACGAGGATCAGAGAAACCGAAGCTGTAACGCTCACGGGCTTTGAACCGTACATTGCCAGTATCGAA